CCTGGGTCTTTTGCCGCAGGCATAATTACTCTTTCTGGTATTGGCATATTATACAACCTTCATTAATGGTTCAGTAGTTGTAGAGTCATGATAGTCACTACCAAAGTATCTACGTTTAACTGTTTCTTTACGTAGCATACCGTCTGTAACACGATACGTAATAAACTCTTGTTTAACAACCCCTTTAAGGTTGCCAACGTTTAGTCCCGCTTCTGTTGCGTGTTTTAAAGGCCCGTCTGTCATTTCGCATACTCCTGTTGTAGTTTAATATTGTCAAAGAACTCTTTCTTTGTACCGGCATCATCTTTAAAACTACCTTTAAGTACAGTTGTTTGTGTAAGACTGCTAGTTGCCATAATGCCTCTGTTCTCGCAACAACCGTGTGTTGCTTGAATATAAACACCTAAGTGTTCTGCATCAGTTGCCTTTTGAATTTCTTTAGTAATATCGTTTGCAAGTTCTTCTTGTAGCGTACCACGTCTAGCACACCATTGTGCAATACGTGTGTATTTGCTTAGACCAATTAATTTGTCTGCGGCAATAATACCAATGTATGCAACCCCTGCTACTGGCTGGTGATGATGCGAACACATACTTTTAAGTTCACTACGTACTACTAGCATACCATCATAGCGGTCATCACTATCATTTGGAAATGCTGTTGCACTTGGAGAAGGCTCATAGCGTCCTACCATAATTTCATTGTAGTACATTTTAGCAAGACGTCTTGCTGTGCCTTTACTATTAGGATCGTTGTATCGATCAATTAATAGTGCGTCTAGCACCTCTTCAAATGCTACAGTTGCTTCGTCAATAAGTTGTTCCTTATCGCCTGTATGCAATACTTTACTAATGTTGTCACCCGCCCAGTAACGCATGTCTGCTTGTACTAGGCGAGCTTTAATTTCTTCTACTTTACTCATTTACTTCTCCGATGTTCTGGCAGTGGATTGCCTTCAATGTTATATATATTATAACAAGTATTTAGGTTTTTGTCAAGTATAAAATACACTTAAAAATACTTTTTGAGCATTTCTAATCTGTCGTCAGCACTTGCTAACAAATCCAATTCTTTTTGAATTGTTTCAACGATGTCACTATGTTCACCGATACCTGCAGGATTATTCAAATACACTTCAACGTTTGTTTTATGTACTGCAATTTGTCCTTCTGCATGTTTAACTGCCGCTTCTAGTAGTTGTTCTCTCATTTATCTTCCTTTCTAAATTGGGATGGTATATACTCTAGTGCAATCATCTTGTGTAATTCCTTATCAAAATGTTCACCGTCGAGTGTATGCGTACCCACGTTGATGTCTTTTTTCTGTAGAAACCAATCTTCTACAGTATCTTCTGCAACTTGAATATAGTTAAAATCAAAGTACTTGTTCATTTCTTTTAACTTAGGTATCCAAGTCCAACTGTTCAGACCAAACAGTTTTAGACTTGCGCCTTTCTGTCGACACATCTCTTGTAAAATATATATCTCCTTAAACCATTCACGTTGTGCTTTCAGGCTCATAATTTCCATATGTGTCTTTACAGTCATGTAAGGTATTGATCTAAGGTCAGGTTCGTCTATTTTAAATTCAGGATCGTATCTAACTACAAACGGTAATTCTGTTTGAAAGTCTTCTTTAAAAGCCTGCATTGGAATATCCCATACCTTATTATCTTCAGTTCCATTCTTTGGAAACCAACAATCAATTTTTCCTTTAGTAGTGTCTTTGGTATATAATATATCAAGAGGAATAAGATTTTCGTAGTGCATTGGATATTGTACTGCTAATCTAAAACGATTCCAGTATGTCATTTGCACAACAACTTCACCAATGTCGTCATATGTTTGAAACAGATGGCTTAACCATTCTGAGTATGACCACCACCCGTGTTGAGGATTAGCAAAGATAACTCCGTCATTGCCTTTGTCGTTAATGTAGTATTCTGCCCAGTTGTTATCGTGCCACTTGCCACTAAATGGCCAGTTCTCCATTGTTGGATGTTCTGGTATATCAGCAACGTGATATCCTGATGTATGACTACAACCTATTGCGGCAGTTCTCATTACACGCAATCTCCTTCTAGGTAAGCCATTGGACGAGTTGTATTATACTTTTGTTTATTTGGAATAACGCCACGTACTCCGCCTTTGGGATCTTCTGTGTCGCCATCACGTCTAAAAATAAGATGTACATGCGGATACATGCAAGTTTGTCCTGCACTCTCTCCCATATTAATTCCCATGTTATAACCTGTAATATTTGTTTTATCACTTGCTACATTATCGTAACCCATAGTAATACCAAAGTTAAAACATTTCATAATACTTTCGCCATCAGCTATACGAGGTACAATAAGAATATGTCCGTCAGTTACAGGGTAAGCATCTTTGTACACAATAAATTCGCGAGTGCTAATTTCAACATTATCCCACGGTGCTCTGCCTTCTGCCTGTGCTACTTCAAGTGTATCTGCTCTCATATCCTTGGTTCCTTTTTAATTAATTTTTTTGGACGCAATTTTAATGCTCTACTCATTAAGTTAATTATACCACCTTTTTTAAAGTTTGTCAAGAATCTTTTACGATCAAGTTCTCTTTTTAACTCGTCAGTAAGTATACACTCGTCTAAACTGACCTTATTTGTCAAGTTAGGCGTAGTGAACTTAATGTAGCACAACGGGTCGCCACGCTTAATGCTTAGTTTAGTACGTGTACTGTTGAATACAAAGCCCCAACTAATAGTTCTTATCCAACTATGAATGTTAAAACTTCCACCAACAACTTCACCTGGAAACTTATCGTCATGCATAAATGGCGGAAGTATTTCCATTAAACACGGCTCGTCTGCAACAAACAAATAGTTTAAGTTAAGTTGAAACATTGGCTTTTTAGTGTCGTACATTTCTTCCGGACGGTGTACAACAAACAAACTATGTAGTTCTTGTTCATCAACTTCTTTAGAAGTAATGCGAACAGTTCCGTCTTGAGGTTCAACGTCAAATGCAATAGGCGACTTTAGTACAAACATGTTACTATAAAATCCTTGGTAAGAAGGACAATCAATAATTCCACGTTTGTTATATTCTTTATTAACTATTTTTGGTGTCTTAATGCGTTCGGGTTCTAATACCAATAGCTCAGGTAAACCACCTGCCCAACACCAACCTATATTAGTTGCCATACTCGCCTACATTTTCCCAAGGATAAACTAACCATACATCTTCTTCTGCTTTGTTAAGTTCGTGACATGTATAACTTACATCACTACAATCACTTGCTAAATTTTCAGTTAGTGTAGCAAAGCGAACGTTGTTACCAAATATACTATTCCACTTAGGATCCATTGGCATACAATTTGAAGCCCAGTCTTCTTTGATCCAATTAAATGTAGCACCAGTATCGTTGATATCATCTACAATAAGTATGTTCTTATGTAACGGACCACCTGTAATTACTGTACCGTCATTGTATCCAAATGCATCTTCGCTCATCCAAGCGTTACTTTCACTGTCGCGATTGTCGTCACGTAGACTAACTTTAAGTGCTTCGCAAGGTATACCGGTCATGTTACTGATAATAGTAGCAGGTACATTACCACCTCTAGTAATACCTACAATGTAATCAGGTCGCCAGTTATCTTTGTACATTTGATTAATAATGCTTACACACATTTTTTCAACGTCTTGCCAACTATAATAATGTTTCTTAATCATAAGTTTCTCCAGGGATAGGTTTCTTTCATATTCAGTCTTATAGGACCTTCTTTATGTATTTCAGGATCATAAGGTACAAATTTAATTGTAGGTGTAAACCTAGGTAAATCTTTAAAAGGTGTAGCTGTATGTAGTATGTTACTTTTAAAGATAATCATACGTCCTGGAATTGGGGGTATGGCAATAATATGCGGAAACACTTCCTTGCCTTGTTTATTAAATTCTTCTTTAAGATTAGTAATAAACTTAGTTTCGCCACCTTGATTGATTTCCCAATTATTGTTTGCATAAAACATAAATGTCCAAGCATTATCGCCTTCATCATCAACATGGTAGTTTGCTAGTTCACGAGGTGCAAAAAAGTTTGCATGTGTTCTTTTTACTACTGATCCACTTACGCATGGAACATGTTCTTCTAAGAACGCCCACAACGTATGAAATGTTTTTGTATTATCATATTCGCCAGTACTTAATCCTGTAGGCGGATGATCAATGTCGTCTACTTCACCATACAAGTACGACCACGATTGAACGTCACGTACAAGTTCATCTAGCATAGGTGGTGAAAAAACATTGTCGTAAACTTTAATATCACCATTTAGATATTCTGAAATTTCAGGTTCATTAAGCATCTTTTAAATAATCCTTATTATCAATCCACTTGCCGTTTTTTAAAAAGCCCCAGCTTTGTGCTTTCTTGCCCATGTAAAAAAGACTCCAACATGCAATCTCATTACCATCTTTATCTTTAGCAAGTTCTAACCAATGTAAATCTTTAGCAGTACGAAAACGAATACTTCCTGGACCACGCCAAAACTTACCTTCTGGTGTATGTTCGTAGTATCCACCTTTAACAATTAATGCACCCCAACTCCATGGATGGTCGTGTAGTACAGGATTATCACTAACAAGTACTTTGTGTAGTGTAATATTAAAAGGAAAGTTTTTACGGTCTTTTAAGAATAGGTAGTAACGAATAAGGTAAGGAACTTTTCCTGCCCTATCTGTAATTACACGTCTACGTCCTAATAGATCCATTAACTTACTAATCATTGTGGTTCGCTTTCCAATCGTCCTTAACTAAATCGAACAATTCTTTAAATCTTTCATACTGCAATTTAAGAGCCGGGTAGTGGTCAATCATACTTTTAATTTGATATTCACTAGGCCAGTTATTTTTATCATCGTAGATGTTATCGTATTCTATACCATTTATTGTATGAGTACTTGTAATAGTTCCTGTGTCTATTGTCTGTGATGTGTCATAAGTAAAAGTTGGAGAAAGATGACTACTTGCAATGGTTCCTGTACTTCCACCTATAGTTACTGTCATAGGTCCAAGCTCTGTGTTATCTCCACTGTTAAGTGTAATTGTATCACTACCCACCTTTTACTCCTTTGTATAAAGCTGATCCATCAAAAAACTCTGTTTTTAATTTTTGTGTTTGCTTCATCAATGCCGGTAAGTATGTAGTATAGTTTTCCATGTAGTCAATTACTTTTGCAACAACCATGTCTTTATGAGCATTGTAAGATTCCATTGACTCAGTCCACACACCTGGATATTTAAATTCTGGTGTTGACATTTCACTGTAGCTTAGTCTATCTGGCACCATAGGCAATGCTCCAACAAGAGCACCTTCGTACCAACTAATACCAAGTGTTTCTTGCAAGTTAGCACTAAACACCATTTTAGCACGACCTAGTAAATTATGATATTCATTCTTTGTAAGTTCTTGTTCTTGACAAACAATAAACTCGTATTGCGGAAGTGCTTCTTTAAGATCTCTAAAAATCTCAACTTGCTTCTCAGGAGCAACACGATGCGGAAAGAGTATAATATCTTCCTTCGGCATACCTTTATAACTGTCTAAACTGTTAGCAAGATACTCCATAGGCCAACCAACTCGTTTCATTGATCTACGATCAAGTACTCCAACATCTTTAGCAAACGCATCTGCAAACATCTCTATGTGAAACTTTGTTGCAAAGTAATTATCATTGTAACAGTTGTACATTGATAACTCTGCTTGTCTTACCCACGGCTTATCGCCAATTAGCCTACCAAGGAAGTCATGAGGATCATAACTACCAGCATGCCAAAGACCACCGATTCGGATGTCAACGCCAAGTAACTCAGCCATGTAACGAAGCTGGATAACAGTTGGGTTCCACGCATCCGTATATAGGAAATAATCTCCATCTTTAATTTCTCCATTAGCAAACAGTCTACTAATCTCCAACATTTGTTGCGACTTGTAGTTGTTAGTGCCTGCAAAGTTTAAAAATGCCCCAGGCGTTGTAGCCTGAGGCACCTCTCCTCCACTAATGACAGTAACATTGGCACCAGTTGCACGTTGCATTTGCTTTGGAAGATACTCTTTCCACTGCTTTGTATAACGTGTATCTACTGCTTCAATGTCTACTATATATGCTGTCATTAGTTACTCTTCCGTCCTCGGGTAAACGTCTTACCCTTTTTATTATTTTTACGATCCTTCAACTTGGAAGGGTCTTGATAGAACTGCCACGTACGACTGTTCTTGTTATATAAATCTTTTTCATCAAACTTAAAACCGTAGTTACGACAAAAAACACGATACTTGTCCAGATCCTCAAAAATATTAACGATCTCGGGTTTTGACTCCCAGTACGACATTGCTTACTCCTCTAGCTTTTCGCATACTCAATGTGGGCACCGTTCTCTCCATCTTCGGAGACATCGATGTGGACTTCACGTCCAGGGTATTTGGCATTAATTTGTGTGTACAAATCATCAGCCATCATTTCACAACTTTTGTAATCTACATTTAATTCGCCTTCATAAAGTTTTACAAGCCATCGTTTAAACTGAATAAATTCGATATCTCTGTCGTTGTGTGTTACAGTGATAGCGACCTTAAAATGAAATATGTGTCTATGGGGATATCCCAAAAAACTAACATCATATTCATCACCTGTTGCAAGACTAGGATCCTCTAGTGCCGCAGGATATTTATGGATACCTTCTTTTGTAAAGTTTACCCAAATCATTCTCTTTGCATTGTTCATAAGCGTTACCTTGCTTTCTTCTTTTAATCGTCGAGCCATATAATTATGATGTGACTCTCTTTGGTTAGTTGTACTTGTACTCATATTATAACATCTTTCTTACTCACTGTCAACCGGATTATCGTCACCGTAAGCTCTCCAATCCGTAAACTTATCTCTTTGTAGCAGTGGATGTATATTGTGTACCCATACACCCGGATTAGAATGATCAAAGTCTGCATCATCAATCTTAATACAAGCATTGTAGTTAAGTTGATTTACGTATGGCAGTTTAACACTAATCATACTAATAAAGTTATGATCCTCATTATACCCACTTTCAAGTATCCATTCATGATACTTTGCATCATAGTCTAATGTAACCAAAAATTTCTTATTAAGTAGTCCTTGTACAAGATCGTCCCAACTTTCTTTAGGAACAAAACTGTGGTTAGCACCTAAGTAGATGTGTTCAACTGAGTGTTCTTTTGCTTTTGCAAGAACATCTTCTAATGGCTGACATCCTGTTACAAATAATGTATGCTCACCTTCAGCAGGTGTTTTTTCTACTTCATAACCTGTAAAGTATATAACATCATCTTTTACGCCGTCTGTATAATCTCTTTTCATATTACTATAATAGCACTAAAGTGACTTGTCGTCAAGTGCTTTTCCTCCTAAATTGCCATTAAATGCGATTGATATACGTGTTTGGTTGCTCAAATTCTCTGTAACACAATGATTGATCCAACCCGGAAACGATACTAAGTCTCCAGCACTTGGCATTACTGTATATCGTGTTCCATTAAACGGTGTAGGGTTTGTAACTAATTTATAAGGTAATGCATAGTCCATTAATCCGTGTGGACTAATTAGAACAAGGTTTCCTGAATCTTTTGGTGCTTGAACATAATATACTGCTGACATAATATGTCCGGGGTGCATATGTACTTCGTGTGTATTAGATCTAGATGTATTATTAACGTTTATCCAGGCTTGTGTTACGTCAATAGTACAGTTGTCAGCAATACCTAATAGGTTAGCTTGTTTGTTAAACATGTTCTGTACTTGTAACAACAGGGGTTGTAGTATAACGTTGTTAAGATCAAGATGATCACTTTGCCAGTTCTTCATATCAGAATCTGGCATATAGAGGCCATTGCAGAAAGCAGTTAACGTGACATTGTCAACTTTGTCCGCATGTTCATACAAGAATGGCGTTGCAAAAAGCGACTCTGTATGCATAGCTGTCTCCTTATAAAGTTTCTTCTAAAGCGTCTAGTTTATCTTCAGACATCTCTGGCTCTTCGTCAATTACATCAGAGTCACCAATGTCAAATAAGTTACCAAAGTGTGTACTTGCATTTACAGTTTTCTTACCTGTTGCACCACGTGTACCGATAATGGTCATAAACATCTTTGAATGATCTTCTATGATTTGTTCGGCTTTTTCTCTACTGTCAGTTGCGAATATTGCGTCCACAACATCTCTAAAAAATACCCTGTCAAAACGCTCTTCGACAAGCATCTTTGGTACAACTCCATTGTCGTATTGTCTATTTGCTTCTTGTACTGCATTAATGTGACTCCATACATTATGACCCATTTGGATCGCATAGGAAAAACTATCCCAACTAGTCTTGCCTTCTTTACCAATCTTATTTAAGTCACCTGGACCATATATGCAAACGTCTTTGGTTTTTAGTTCAGTAGTAAGCGGGCTGTCTTTAAAGCTCTTATGCTTACCAGCACTAACAAATGAAGTACTCCACGGTGTTGTATCTTGTGAAAGTCCTTTGTCATCTAAGCTAGGAACCATTCGATACACCCACTTTGATCTATCACCTGTTTCTAATTCACAATACACTTGTCCGTTTGCTGTTGCTAAAAATGGAGAAGCACAGTCAAATGTAATCATAAAGTTTTTGTTGTGATACTTACGAACTGCTCTTTGTACATCAGTTAGTAGTGTAGCCCATTCTAGTTTACTTGTACCTAGAAAGTGCATTACATCATGTAAGCCTTCTTCAAGTAATCCATCAAACCGTAATGCAATAAGTCTTTTCAAAACTAGATGAATATCACACATGTTCTGCCCACCCATTGACCAACCATTAAAATGATTGTCTGGATACACAGCTGGGTCACAATAGTCTTTCATTTGATGATACCAATCTTCTGCATCAGCATGATTCTCTCCTTGTAACACATTAAGGAACTTACATGCTCCTGAACGATGTTTCATAAAGTAATCATTATTAATACGTGTAGCATCAACTGCTTCTTGATATGAACTAACACCTGTAGCTTTAACTCCTGCTGGGCTACGTGCTACCCAAGCTGGAATATCAAGTATCATACCATAGTCCATGTATGCGTCCATCCATGCAAGAACTTGTGTACGTTTCTTCATTGCCTTAGGACAGTTAGGATCTTTCCAGTCACCTTCCCACACACCCTTACCAATTTGGAAACCACCTGAGTCACCAAGCATCCAACTAGTAGTACGATCTCTTTTTCGTACCATATCTTCTTTAGGTGCGTCTTTATTAATATCAAGTTCAGCATGACCTGCGGAGTATAAACTCCAATGATATTGAAACTGACCATCTTTACGATTTAACCAGTTAAGACTTTCTACACCGTTTTTAAAGTTTGACGGAACACGCTTGTAGTCTACGTATTCGCCTCGTTGTTGTTTACCTACAAATGTAGCATAGAAGCCACTAAGTGCTGGTAAAAACGTTGCAAAGTCTTTCTGTTCTGCGGTTAAATCGATGTTCATGTATATGTCCTATTTTGTTTGTGCTGGTAGAATATAATCGTATTGACCCATTCCACTATCAACACTCAATGCCATAGCACCTTGATCGCTGATCTTCATAGTTACTTTACCATCAAGATTTAAGATAGCTTGTACTTGTGCTACAGGCCAACTCCACGCATGTTTTAGTTCACTACCAACATCATGTTGGAATACAAATGAACCAGCATGTTGCGAAGCATCACCAAATGCAAATACTAAGTTACCGTCTTGTGTCTTAACTGTAAATGTAGTTTCTTCCGAATGTGCCGCACTCTGCAACTTCATTCTAGTAATACTAGCCATACTTGGATCAATAGTTACGTCCCAAGATGCACCTTTAAACTTTACAGTTTTAAGTTTCTCGTCGATAATTGCTTTGTTCATAAAGCGATAATCGTTTTCAAAGTCACCACTTGCATTTTCAAAGTGGATGTGTGTAGGAATAGTTTCACCATTACGTTCTGCTAGTTCAACACTAATCTTTGCTTCTTTCTGATATTCAGGATTCTTTAAGTGTAATGCTAACTTATCTAAGTTAGGCATACCAAAGGTTCCTTTAAATTCATTTACTGATGCTTTGGTTGTAGCAGTAAGAATAACACTTCTGTCTTCAGCCATTGATTCGATTGTAGTTGCCGCATCTTCGCCAGTGACTTTAACAAGGGTTAAGAACCCTAACGAATGTGTATGTGCAACAACGTCTTGTAAGATATCTTTCATTTTAACATTTCTCCATTGATTGTTATATACTATTATATTTAGGTTCTTCTGAAAAGTCAAGCTCTTTCTTGTCTTTTAAGAATTTCATTAGCTCAATTACAGGGCTCCAACCTAAATCCTTTAATACTGATATGTCAGCAACATTATCAGTCCGTTCATGTGGGGTATCCATTTTAACTTTGGGTGATACTCCAAATTCTTTAGTAATACTTTTGAGTGAGTTTGATTGACCAGTTCCGATGTCAATGATACCCTTTACATCTTCGTTTTTAATTAATGTAAGTATTGCACTTACAATATCGTCTACATGAATAAAGTCTCTTTTATGATTTGTTACGTGTGGGATGTCGTTTCGTATTAATCGAGGTATAAACATGTTCGGCCTAAGTTTGCTATTGTTACTGTATATAGTCGTAAAACGCATGCCTAGACTTAATTGTGGTGCAATTCTTTCCATTGTATGTTTGGTTAATGCATAAGGATTTCTGTGAGGTTCTTTTGCAGTACTTGAACTAGCATACAAAATTCTAGTATTCTTAAAATGAGTAAACAATCTTTTAGATGCTAACACATTATTTTGAAAATACATCTCTGGTTCTTCAATACTCTTTAGTATTCCACTTTCACCTGCAAGATGAATTACTAGATCAACATCATAATCCAAAGAACAGTCTAGCAAGTTATTACCATCTTTTAAGTCAATACCAATAACTCTGTGTTCACCTGATTTAGTTAATGCAGGATATAGTGATGTACCAACTAACCCTTTATGTCCTGTTAGTAATATCTTCATCGCGATTTTACTCCAAAATGTTTATAGGTTGATTGTACACACTTAGCTTGATAGTAACAGTCAGCTAATGCGTTGTGTAGTTCTTCTTGTATTGCTTTACGTGGATCACTTGGCATCATAGCAAACAATGTTCTACTGTCTCTAATCTGCCAAAAGTTCCATGGACACGGCTTACCAACGCCTTTGTATAAGTTTTGTAAAATAGCATAATCAAACAATGGACCTTGACACCAAAGTTGATCTACTCCTACACAAAATTTATTAATTGCTTTTGTAAGTTGCTCCATGTTTACACGATCTTCGTGTTCACCAAATGCTTCATCTCGTATTTCCGGCTTTTGTTTACCCCACCATTCAAGTGTATTCTCATCAATAGTACGATGATACTTTTCACTTTGTTCTTCGATGTCGCAACGTAGATACAATCCTGAGTGTGGATCTTCATCTGTATACGGATCGAATTTAATAGCACCAAGTGTTATTATAACACTATCTGGCTCAACGCCAAGTGTTTCTAAATCTATCATTCCGTGTACAGCCATTATTATTCTCCGAAGTCAAACAACGTATTAAATGTATTGTTTTGCAATGTACTTGCAAGATCGTAATTCAACACACCAATTAAGTTGTCTAGTTTGTTATCAATAATAGTAGACTCCATTGTGTCACCATCGAACGGTAAGTCTTTAAACCATTGTGGTATATGCATTTCATCTACAGGGTATGCAACACTTGTGTATCCTAATGGATTACCTTTTAGTTTACAAACAATAACCTTCATACCATCAACAATCTCTTGTGAGTACTTGTCACCATTCATACGTTTAAGTGTATTCCAATTGATACTTGCTCTTACGTGTCCAGGCATTGTTGCTTTGCCCATCTTCGCTTCTTTACGTTGATACTCACCAATCTTGTTTGCACGTTTAGGCGAACCTTTTTCGTAACCAGGTCTAAGTTTAAATGCAGTCCTAAACTCTGTAATAGCATCAAGTATGTCTTGCTGAACATTATCTGTAAGCACCATAAGTAATAGCTTACTTAAAAACTCTTGCATAAACACAGGTGTATCACTACGTTTAAGATCAAGACCCATTGCTTTTACTTTACCTTGTTTGCCGTCTTTGTCCATACGTTCTCCTTCGAGATCATATATAAGTGCCGCATAACGTTTCTTAGTAATAAACAATCCGCTCTCAGCAACAATCTCACGACCAGCCGCAATAACGTCCGACCTACTCTTTGGACAATGGAATGCATCTGCCATAAACTTTGGAAACGTAGTATTAGCCGCTTCACAAACTTGATCGTAAAGTTTAATAACACTATCTTTAGTCCAAGGAATACTACCTGCTTCGATATCTTTTTGTAAGATAGGCCAAGCACTAAAGTACACAGAGTCAGTATCTCCGTAAATAACACTATCACCAGTGTGATCATATGTGCCTGTAATAGTCTTGTTAACTTCTGCACTCATGTGTTTTGCAATAGCTCTGCCTGTTAGTGTAGTACTTTGACCAATACGTGGATCAAAGAATCTACAACCTGGATTAAGAATCGCACCATACAAACTATTCAAGTTAATCTTTTTAACTAGCTGTCGTTTATCCCAGAATTCAATTTCAACTTTGTTACCAGCATCAAGAGCTTTGCCTTTCATTTTTTGTAATTCTTTACGTTCACTATACCAACGTTTAAGTAGTCCAGGAATAACTCCGTCGAACTCGTTAGTTATGATAGTACCGTTAGCAGTTAGCATCCAAGGCTTGTGTGAATCAAATATTAACTTGTGCATTTCAGCACCACTCATTATAACTGTTTCACCAGTTTCAAAGTCTACATTAAGACTAATGTCTTTACGCTTTTCCATAACTGCTTCATATTCTATTGTAGCAAATCGGCCTTCCCATGCACCAGCAAATGATTTCTTTTGAAGTGTCATTGCATCTTCTACCATTGCGTTAGTTAAATCAGGACGTAGTTGTCCTATAACTGTTGCCGGATCCATGTTCAACGCACGAATAACTGATGGATATAGTGAGTTCAAATCCATTGAACCAATCCACTTGTGTAAACCTTTTTTAGGAAATGCTACATACGCACCTGCCGCAGGCTCACTACCTGGCTCACGTTTAATTCTATTAGGAACTTGTAAGCCTCTATGATGTGCTTCGTTAATAATTGCTTGTTCTGTAACTGCAACTGCACCCATTGTAGTTTGTAGCAACACCGTGTTACTATGTGCAAGTTCGTTACTAAGATCAATAAACTTTAGTTTTTGGTCTAGCTTGTCTAGTAGTGCAGTATCTTGTCTGTTGTACTCAATGAATGTTCGGAAGTCATTGTTGTAAAGTTGATCAAGTGTACCTTCGTAAACTGTCTTGTTCTCACCAATTTCTAGTTCACCAATAGCGTCAAGTCTATATGTGTGTCGTTCTTCATAGGTGTATTTACGATACAATTCTAAACTATCTAAATGCACTCTGCCTATTAGGTCATAAGTAACGGCTTGTTTTCCATACTTTTCGTATTCACGTTTCTTAGGAAGTTGTTTCCATAAACAAAAACGTCTTGTATCATCTTTGCTTAGTACACGAGCAACACGATTCACAGTATAAGGAATATCATATCCTTCACTGTTCCAACCTGTTAGTATATCACTATCTTGTATAATGTCAAGAAATGCTTCTAGCATATCAGACTCTTTTTCATACAAGTAAGTATTAGGAAATTCTTCGCACTCTTTTTCTGCGTCTGCCATGCTTAACCCCTTAGGAGGTATTGCAAATGTAACTAGAGTATCTAACCATTGTAGGTGTACACTAATAGCAGTAATGGGCATAAACGGATCACTAGGATCAGCAAACCCACGTTCTGGATCAAAGTCAGTCTCAATATCAAAGAACGCAACATTTAGTTTAGGTGACTCTACGTTTAAATAGTTTTCACTTAGACATTGAAAGATTGGGTTGATATCGCTTTCGAGTAATTCTTTGTTTGCATTGATTGCAAGTTCCTTACGGAACTGTTTTGTATTTTTACAAATAATTCTACTTAGGGGATCGCTGTAGATACTTTTGTACTTGCCCTTAGGATCTTTGTAATAGAAGGTGTACTTAATTGGGTATTCTGTGTAAGATCGTTTGCCGTCTTTACGTTCCACAACTCTGATAACGTCTTGGTCGCGATCAAATTGTGCGTCTACATAACTCATATATATTCTCCTTGCATGTCATTTGAGGCTGACAAATACCAATAGTGTCGCTTATGGCCGACGATTACCTTCTTCTTTAAAATATTCTTTTGCCTCTCGTGCCTTATCGTCAATCCAAATGTCATAATGCGGCTTTCTAAAACTTAATGTTGTGTACAATACACCCCATTCTGCAAACTGGTCTTTAGTAAGCTCACTCCAATCTTTGCCTGTTGTACCGCCTCTAGCAGTCCAATAATGTATCTCATTGCCTTCATTATACAACCTATTAAAATGCTGTATACGTTGTACGTCAGGTTCACTTAATACATACTCACTGTTACTATTATAACAGATTGTTCCGTCTATGTCAACCATATATTTCATAATATAAACAACTGTACTAATGCCCATGCGTTCATTGCTGAGAACCAACTACATAGGATAATTACAAATGCCGCTTGCCTAATAACTGCACTAACAATACCCAAAACACTTCCAATTAAGTATAGTGGTACAAATATTGTTGTTGCAGGATCTAATATAGTAAAGCTCAAAATTGCACTCGCAGTGATTAAGAACAACGCCTCAACCATTTCGCAGTAGAATGCAACAGGACTTAGTTTGTAGCTATTTTTAAAGAATTTGATTACGTTATTCAAACCTATTTGTCCTTGCCGACTGTTGCGACAAGAGTCTCTAAATCATCAAATTCATCAGCAACTTTATGCCAATCACCTTTGAATGCTACTTTAATTGCTTTGTTAATAAGACTTGGTTTCATGTCAAGTTCTTCTGCTACTGCTTTAACAGTATCTTTAAGACCTGCACTTAAATCGTCAATCTCTTGCATAACGTTAGCACCTTCATTAACCAAACGCTCTAGTTTAGCTTTTTCTTCAACACCGTATGTTCTATCACTCACTTGTATTCTCCTTAATTGTTATATACATTATACACGAACTAAAACTGTTTGTCAACAACTTATTCGGCCTGTGGTCGCTCAATAGTTAAATTGCCCGCTACGACTATTCTTTCTCGATCGTTCTTTTGTTCTGGTACGCTATGTGTTACCCACCCTGGAAATACAACCATAAGTCCTGAATTTAGATATATTGCATTGCCGCTTGTTGGAAACACTAAAGGACTATCTTCAGGTGTTGCATCTACATAATATGTAAAACTCCAAATTGCAGGGTGATGTGCATGGGCATTACAACTGTCGCCCTTTCTATATAATGCACCCCAGCAATCAGTAACGACATACTCTCCTAAATTTGGTAAGTCAAGACCAGCTTTGACAACGTCAATTGCAAAATTAATTATCTTTTCAAAATCGGGATCTTTAAACATTGTCCATTTAGTCATGTCAGCTTGAACGTTTGTTTTTCTATATTGAAGGTCACCCTGGGCTCGAATCTTCTCTGCGAGTATCGGGTTAATTGTTTCAGCTTCGGGATACACCATTGTAAATACATCGGCTGTTTCGCTGAAGGTTAAGTTTTGCACGTTTGGTATCATGCAAATATTTATATAGGGGGGGTTTAAATAGTCTTAGAGCTGGTTAAGCAGTCCAAGGACGACCTGTTACAAGTCCGCCTGAGTTAGCATTATTGTCTAATGTATTGTCTGTTTTATATCTTGTGGGTAGTTGTGTAGCATCAAGTGTATTTCTTGCTCTGTAAGAAACAGCATCTGTATCTGTTGATCCACTAATAGTACCATTTGCGGCAACTGTTTTGCCTTCACGCTTTGCAAGTGCCTTAGCAAGTTTAGTATCTTGTCTTAGCTTTTTGTTTGCTAGTGTTGATATTCCGTTAGCGGCCATTACTTTGGCTCAGGTTCAGCTTGTTGCTGTCCAGCTTCAGCTTGTTTCATAAGTGCTTTGAACTTACCAAACAGTTGAGGATTTGACATCATGCTCTGTATAGCAGTTGCATATGGTGCAATAGCTTTAATAATATTTGGAGGTAATGTTTCGCCTGAGGATATTTTATCTAATCCTTTTGCAACTTGAGCACCACTTGCCTTACCACCAATAACACCTTTAAGTGCAGTTGCTTTCTGTGCAACCTGTTGTGCTAGTTTTGGATCAGGTGCTACGTCTGGTGCACCGGGTGCTTCAGGAACGCATTTGTTTACACGCTTACCTTTGTTCTTACCTGTACCTTTTTGTGTACCGGCTTTTTTATAACCATCCCAGCACTTGTCTGGTCCAGCTACTTCTTTTACAAATTTGTTTTTAGCTTTTTTAAATTGTTTAAATCCTGTTTCAGGATCTAATTTAACTGCACCGTCGGACCAATCTGTTCCAGTCCACGTCCAAGTTGCAGTTCCATCGTTATAAGCACTACCTGGTTTTAGGTCGCTTACTTTCTTTGGTTCTGGTGCATTAGGTTTTGGTGCGGTAGCTTTATCTTTGGGCTTATCGTCTTTTTTAGAAGTGTCACCTTTGTTAATCCAATCATCAGTTTCTTTATCGTCAATACCGCCTTTTGGATCTATAGGCTTTTTATTACCATGTGCGCCACCATACTTAGTTGACGCTTTAGTTGCAATAGCATCTAAGCCTCTAGCAACTCTAGTATTCTGTACATAGTTGTCAATCTTGCCAAGTGATGCTTTAGTGTTTAACCAACCACCGGGTGGAGCTTCGTTGATGTTATCGAACTCATTTGATAAATCAGTTAACTTCATTACTTGTCAAGCCAAATCTTTGAAAGTTTATCACCCATTGCTCTAATCTTTTCTGCTTCAGATGCGTTGCCATTCTGAGTAACATTTGTTTGTACTGCTGTTACTACAGGTGGTGGACCTTTTACAACTGGTGCTGTATTTTGTGCATTAACTCTATTAAAGACTGCGTCTGTGTCGACTGGTTTAAACATATTATTCTCCTAATGATGCTGATAATTTATTCATCAATGATGTTTTATAATCTGTTGATTCATTTTTCATTGCGGCAAATTTATCTGCTTGTTTTTTTCTAGCGGCTTTATCTTCAGCATCCATCTTTGCGACATTCTTATTTCTAAGAGCATCTAACTCTTTGCCTTTAAGTTGATCTTTTGTAGGTGCTAAATCTTCTGCAACCGCATTACAGTTACAATGTTTACAAGTTGGAGCACATTTACAATCTTCTGCTTTAACGTCTGCACCACAACACTTGTCTGAACAATGTGTGTCTTTTGATTCTGCAACTTCGTCAAACTTAACTTGATAGTCCATGTGATGATAAACACTACCTAAGTAGTCTGCTGATTTAGTAATTTTTGATTGTACCCAACCCTCTAAGCCTTCTTGCTCAGATACGTTTTTTAGCATTTCGTGTAGTTTGATACTGTACTTTGCAATCTTGTATAGTTCAGCACGAGCCATTTGTACTTCATGGTCAGATTCAGCTCTGTAAGCCATATCTGCTAAACCTTCTTTTAATTGTTTCTTATTCATATTCATCACCTTTTGCTTACTACTATTTATCGTTTAGCTATCTTGGCCCCAAAGAAACTGTCTGATGCATCTAGTGCATTAACTACAGTTCCGTCTTTGTTCTTTTTAGCTTTCTTCTTAGGAACACCATTCTTGTCACGTGGAATTTGACCCTGTGCATGTACTGGATTAGCTACAGTTGCAATAGCACCTGCACTTGTACCGCCTGCTGTGGCAGTTTCACCAAGATCCTTTTGAAATAGTTCACGTATTAACATACTGTTATTTATCCTTCTTTAGGGGGCTTAGTAAAATAATCTTTCAATAGTCCAGCAGTACGTTCAAACTTGTGATCTTTATGTTTGAAACCTACGCCACCTTTTGATTCCCAATTTCTAATATTAGACCCAAAGTCGTCAATTAGTATGTTAGGTGTACCGTCTGCTTGTTTTGCCCACTTATACTTGTCAGCGGAAACAATAACTTCTTTAGGCGGAAAAAACGCTAAGTTCTTTTTAACCCATTCACGCTTGTGTGGTTCTGCTCTAGGATCGTTTGCTAGTGGCGCACTTAGTATTGTATACTCGCCTTTAAGATCCTTAATAATGTTTAGTAAGTTTTGTGCATTTGCTGTTAACGGTAAGTTTAACCAAAAGTCATCTTTGTCTCTAATCTTTTGTAATGCATCTTCAATATCTGTAATTTGTCGCCAATCTTTTCCTACAAGTTTCTTCCACGCTGGAAAGAAGTCTGCAAGTACACCGTCCATGTCTACATAGATTTCACTAACAGCTGATAGTTCTTTAGTTTGTAATTCTTTTATCTGCGACTCGGTCATCCCTAAATTATATAAAGTATTTGCTTTTGTATTCTTACTTGCTTTCTTATGCATAGTATACTTGGGTTTACCGGCTTTGTCAACCGAAAAACCAAGTTTCTTTGCTTCAATACTAGTTTGGTTAGGACCTACATCGGGAGTAGTGTTAACACCAGGTACAATAAGACCGACGCCTTCTGATAGCTTAGATATCTCATGCCACCTCATTTCTTTTTACGTCCTCTAAAGCCTTGTGGCATATTTTGGTTAGTCATGTAAGGTCTATTAAACCAAAGTTTAAACCAATCTTGATCACCAGGTTTTAAACCTAATTTTTTTTCTTTTTGTTTTAGAGCGGTTGCAGTGATACTAGGGTTTTCGTCAATCTTATATTCGGAGTAACCTTTATATTCGTTTACGCCTGCAAGTTGAATTATACGTTCTAGTTCATCCATTACTTTGCTTTGGCCTTACCAGCTTTCATATTAGCCATCCAATGTGCCATACGTTGCTTTTCGCCACTGCTACCTTTTGCAGTTTTTCTTAAACTACTTACACTTGCTTTAGTATCAACTCCACTACGCTTGGCTAATCCTTTACGTCCGGGCTTCTTGCCGTCTGCAAAGTTTTCATCGTAGTGTGCATCTTTGTTTCCACCTGCGTCTTGTGTCTTATAGCCCATCTTCTTTAGAGCTACTTTAATAATTTCATCTTCTTCAGGACTAAACGGAACAATCATTACATCTGGCTCAGATGGATTAACATCGTCTGGGTCCATAGTATCTGTGTTTGCAAGGTGTGTACCTAGCTTAATAAAATCATATGCTGTGTCTGACTTTGCTAACGTACTACTTTTAGGATTAGGAATTAGATCACCTTCATTTTTCATAGAGGCAACATTACTAATCATTTTATAGATATCGCCGCCTGCTTTTTTAAATGCTTGTGAAACTTCTTTCTCTGTAAACTTTAAATAATCAACCATGTACATTGCAAGGCCAGCTTCACCATCGCCTTTGTACATATCAATTAAGTCTTGTTCTAAATTACTACTACTTTCGTTAGCATGTATTGCGGCTTGTTGTTTCTTACGCATAGGATGTCCTTTACCGTGGATACCTTTCTTACGTCCGTCACCTTCTTTCATAGCAGAAATAAGCATGTCTTCTAATTTGTTTAACTCGTCTCTATCAACTTCAAATTGTGTTAATACTTTTTCTAATTCTTTTTCGTCTTTTGTTTTAATTAACTCGTTATACAGTTTCGTTCCACCGTATAGTGCTACTGCAATACCAACAGCTGGTAATCCGTATCTGCCTAGTGCTTGTGTAACAGGGTGATCTAAGAATCTGTTAGCCCATTTTACTGCATCTCTTACCCAAGGATAAACTTTCCAAGTAGCAGTTAAGAACCCTATGGCCCATTTATTGTTCCAAAAGAACTTACCAATTTTACCAACAGCCATTACGCCTCTAAGAGCAGGTACTGCCCATTCGTCTAAACTTTCATCTTCTGTAGCAATGCCCATACCTTTTCTAACTTGGTCGTACATTGAAAGAGCAAACATTGGACTAGCAACACCTTTCTTGAAACTATTGTAGTCACCTTCTTGTGCCGCGGCTCTCATTTTACTTGCACTCATGCCTTCAGCACCTTCTGCATCGGGATCACGTTCGCCTGCACTTACAATATTAATACTGTTAAACTTATAATCTTTGCCGTTGTAGTCATTTAATAGTTTAGTAAATGAATCAACTCTATCACTACCTGCTACATACACAATGTCTGTGTAACCTTTAGCTTCTAAATTCTGCATTGCTTGGATAATAGTTTTTACTTTAGGATCACCAATTTCAACTCCAGGGAAACTCTTCGATGCGAAGTACATCTTCTCTGGAAAAGGTAGTGGATCTGTTTTAGGTTTTTGTGTTTGGCTTAAAAATAGAAAAGGATCACCTTGTTGTGACTTTACTACGTCAGCTAATTTAGCGTGTCCAATAGTGGGAGGGTTCATTCTACCAAATGCAAACACCGCAGTTTTGGGTGCTTCAAATAACTCTCTTAGAAACATTAATACTCTCCGTCTCTAAGTGCGGTCATTTCCTCGCTAAAGATTATTTCAGCTAATGATTTAGCATCTTCTTTCGTTAATAGTTCTGATGGGCGTTTGTTAATACCAAACTGTTTACAGTAATGTTCAGCACCTGCTGTAATCATATCTGTTAAGTCAGTTGGCATAGGACTTTTGCCACCTTGTAATTTAGATTGCATATTACACATTGTTGGATAATACTTTTTACGATAGAACATTGGATCGTTCTTCATAAACACTTGCATGTCACTAACGACATCAAATCCTAAATCATTTTCTTTTTCTACTTCAAAATCCGTAAACTCGTTAATTCTCATATTACCACTTCCTACATGACCAGTAACGTGCCTTTGTACGTGGTCCTGGATTGTCACAGTTATGTCTTGCTCTAAAGCTCTTACGTCTTTTTGGATTATTCTTTTTGATACTCATAGCTTTACCTTTAACACTACTTCCGCCGTGTCCAAAGTTAACTTTTTTAGTATTACCTGTCTTAGGATCTTTTACATATACTTTAAATTTCTTGACATCACCTTGCATAGGCTTGCCTAGTTTAACTTTACGTCCTTGATACTCTGCTTCGTCTATTGGATCATCATCTTCGTTCCAATGCATAACACCATACTGTTCAAAGAACTCGTCATCATCGTCATATGTTTCTTCTTCAAGCTCTTCGCCAACACCTGCACTAATTTCAATATCAAAGTCATCGTAACCTTGTTCGAACATATAGTTTGCTAGTTTGTTAGCATACTCAGTTGATTCGTCTTCTGAAAGTTGTCTTGGTAAAGCAATTTCCCATGCTGTTCCACCTTGCTCAGTTTCGTAAAGGTTTTGGTCAGGAAAAATACTTTCGTCTAACAACTTAGTTGTTTCCTGTTTTTCCATTACTATTCTTACAAAATGTTCCATCTTATCTCCTAATGATTTAACAGTACACTAGTTACTGTTCCTGATGTATAACTTACCACAGTTCTAACCCAAACAAAGTTTCCTGTAAAGTTTTTAAAATACCCACCATCGGATCCTGTTACGCTAGTACCATCAACATCGAACCAGTCGCTGTCAGTTGGTGTTACGGCAAGGGTTCCTTGCATCTTTATAGTTCCGTTGAAAGCTATTAGGTTATATTGTACAGTATGGAAACCATCTGCACGACCGTAGTAGCCATCGCCTTTAAATGGTTCACCTGTAACAGCTTGTGTAGTACTATCTGCTGGGTGAACGTTCTGTGTTAATATTGTTATACTATTGGACATATAGTTATTTATCTAGTTCTGTACTCGATACGATTTTATCGATACGCATGAAGTCTCGCTTTAAAAACAATCTTATTAGTGTTATAGTAGCATGATCTTTAACGTACATGTACTTTCCTTTTAGATTATACCCACCTTTAATGTCACTTAATACAACGCCACCTATCTTAATTTTGTCTTTATGTTTTAAACAAAATCCAGCTAAGTTAGGATCTGCTGATCCGTTAAGTGTAACCTTATAAGCAAACTTAATAGTGTCGTTAATAATAACACCCTTAGGAAGATCAGCATTATCTCTGGGCATGTGTATAGAACACACAGCATTTAATTTACTGTTTAGTTGCTTAACCCATTCAAAGTTATTAGTGTATATACCTAAGTGCCACGTTTCGCAACGTAGCTTATAGTCTTCTTCTTGATTAGTAAATTCATGTAATAGAGTCTGTAAGTCTTTTAGTTCTTCTTGACTTACTCGTACATCTCTCATTCCTATACGAAGGAACCCATTACCAGTTGCTTGGTCTAATGCACTATCGATTGACTTTCGTGCAAAGGACATGTTCTTATTTCTAAAAACATGCCCTAGTGCGTTTGACAAGTCTACTTTATATTTGTATTTGTCAAAGAATAGTTTAGTTGAGTCAATCTTGATCAACGGTTTCTGGCTCCTTAACCTTAGACTTAACTGATGTTAAATCAAATGCACCATCTTTAACATCGATATGTAATGTACCGCCGTTTTTCAATTCACCAAACAACAATACTTTAGATAGCGGAGTCTTAATATCGTTATCAATAACACGTTGTAACGGTCTTGCACCCATTTTACTATCAAAGCCTTTGTCAATAAGGAAGTCAATAGCTTCATC